CGTTCCCGGAGCGGATCATGCGTCTGATTATAGCCATTATCCTCTCCTCAGATATAAAGAATTCCCGCTCCGAAAGTATCTTCAGCGCGTCGTCGAAACGCAGCCGCTGTCTCTCGGTCCAATAATAGTAACGTCGGCACAATGCCTCGTCACGAAGTCTTATCAGTTCTTTGTCCCTTCCTTTTGCCATGATGCTGTTTTATAATGCAAAAATAGTGATTTTGTCGCTATTTTAAATAAAATGCAGCCGTAAATATTGCATTTACGGCTGCATTTTATTTGCAGTGGGCCGAATAAGATTGTTCCGGTGTCGATCCGGTGTCAGTCCACGTCTGTCATGCCGAGCGGTATGTAGCGCCAGGCTCCCTTTTCGTCCTTGTATTCGGCGGTGATGAATCTCTTGCTCTCCGTGGGCTGGTAGGCCTCCTCGATGATACGCACCCCTTCGCGGAACTTCTCGTCGCCGCTCTCCTCGGCCATGGCGCGCAGCTGAAGCACGCGTCCCGGCTTGAGGTTGCCGCGCCCGTCCCTGCTCAGCAGACGGAGCACGGCGGTCACAAGTGACTTGGTACGCTCGTCCTTGGCAAGGCTCTCGAGATAGTCCTTGACCATGGCGATGCCGTCCTCCACGGTGTCTCGGTAGCCGTCGATGCTCCTTACCCCGAGTGTGAGGCGGTATTGGCTGTCCGAGGTGGTGAAGGTGTGGCTCCTCTGTCTGTCGCGTGTCAGCCCGAGCACTTCCGACTTCATCTCCAGTATGGCCTTGAAGTTGCCGTATATGACCTCCTTGACCATCCTGATATGCTCGCTCAGTTCCCGGAGCATCGGTATGGAGGTGCTCACCTCGTCGTCCACCATCTCCGCATACTGCTGCCGCTGCTCCTTGCGCTCCTGCTCGCGACGCTTTCTATCCCTCTCGGCCTTGAAGGACTCAAACTCCTGCCGCTCCTCGGCGGTCATCTCTACCTGCTCTTTCATATCTGTCATGTTTATATGGTTATTTTATGTTCATGTGGTTTCCTATTCTTTCAATATCTCCTCCAGCTCGTCACCGTATTCCAGACGGTCTGCCTCGAATGTCGCCCATTCCGAGATCTCCCGCATCAGGGAGATGTAGTCGGCGGCCTCCATGTCGGAGGTGTGAAGCTGTATGTGGTTCTTTAGTCGTTCCGCTATCTTTCCCATGGTCCGGCCATTTATTAGTTCATACATATACTTTGCCATTCGGGCGTTCGTTTCCACCCCTTGCGTTTCATGGTACGGAGACGTCCGGCAAGGTCCATCAGATCCTCGATGTCGAGCTTGCAGAATCTCTTTCCCGAGATGCGGGGATGCCTGCAGAAGTTGTCCACCTTCGCCCAGTCTGTCGTATCGACACCGAGCTCCTGCATCAGTTTGAGGGCTATGCTCCTCCTTTTCTTCAGCTCGTCACGTGTCCTGGTCATCAGCTCCACTCCCTCGCACAACAATGTGTATTCCTGGCGGGTCATCTCTTTCAGACTATCTGTCCTGCCGCCTGTATACTGGAGGATAAGGTCTCGGCGTATCTCTTCCGGGTCACCCTGTATCTGAAGCCTCCGGTAGGCCGAGAAAAAACGCCCGAAGTTAGTTACCTCCTGTCCCATGTTATATGCAGGTTTTATTTGCCAGATCGATCATGATGTCGGCATAATACCGCTCAAGCCACATATAAGCCTCGTCAATCTTGGTCTTGCCTAATGATATCTCCCGTGTTTTCTCCGTCTCTTCAATAGCCTCCACATTTGTGCGGGCGGCATTGAGCAAGGTCATTGCCTTTCTGCATAGCTCGTCCAGAACCTGCAGCTCAATTTTTGTCTTTTTCTTTGCCATAATTATATTGTTTGTCTTATCCTAAATTATTCGTCGATTTTATTACTCCGTCTTCCCATATCGTGTAGGCACTGTTCTCGTCTCCGGAGAAACGTCCCTGGCAGAATGCCTTGTAGCCCACGACCCTTATCTTAACCCCGGCCTTATACTTGAGCCTTGCGGCCGGCTTGCCCATAGGAGAGCCCTTATACTCCTGCGAGATGTAGATGAAGCTCTTCCTCGGATACTTCGCCCTCAGCTCCATCGCCTGGTCGTAGGTCAGACCGCTGTCCTGAAAGCTGTCGATAATCACGAATTTCGCGCTCTTTGGCCTTGAAAGCCTCTCTGTCAGCTCCTCGAAACTGTCATCGGTTATTATCCGTATCCGACCCTGCTTCTCAGTCATGCGCTCCCTCCGTATCCTCTCCTTAAAAGACTGGCTGACTCCCTCCTCATAGCTGCCGTAAAGGACACGTCCGTATTTCGTCAGCTCCCGCGCGAGCTGCATCACGAAGCTGCTCTTGCCGCTCGCCGAGGCGCCGGAGATAAACCATATCTCGTTGTCCGGAACTTCCCCAAACGCCTCCTTCCATTTCCCGTCCCAGGGCAGGCTGTTGTCCTTGGTTGCCATCACATCCCTCGGGCTGTATGCTTTTTTCGCCATTATCAAACTCTTTTAAGTTTCTCTATCTCGGTATAAACCCTGCGAAGACCGCCGCCGCTCCTGCGCGCTATGTCGCCCGCGGCCACACCCTCCGGCGCATTCACTTTCGCCACTATCCGCGCCTGCTCGAGCAGGAACCGCTGGCGCTCCTTACCATCCTTCGGCACAACGAAACTGTATCTGTCGCCATAGCGGCTCAGCATCTCAGTGTAGCCCACCTTCCGGCACTCTATCGAGCGGTTTATCTTCTCCTTCAGACCGTCGGCACCCATCATATACCATGCGCAGCACCTCTCCGTGGCGTTCCAGAGCGCCTTGAGCTCCAGGAATGCCTCATACTGCAGGTCGCCTGCCTCGTCGAGAATGATAAGGGGGCACTCTATCGAGCGCAGGTAGAACACAAGGTCCTCGTAAACGTCGGCATACCTTCCTTTGCTGTCTACACCGAATTCAGAGGCTATCTTACGCACGAGCTTCAGTTTGGTCTTCACCTGCGAGCAGTCTATATATACGGCATTCGGATGGGTCTTCACATAGTGGCGGGCGGTGAAGGTCTTTCCTATGTTGGGAAGGTCGCACATGATCGCGCTCAGTCCGCCCGTCTGGCAGGTCTCGAGCTGCGCGGTGATAAACTGGAAGGTCGGTGTCTTGGCTGCCTTCCATTCCATCTCCCCGCGAAGGCTCACGCCGAGCTTGCGGGCTATGCTTATCCAGTTGGCGTCGCTCAACACCCGCTCCGTCTGCCCGTTCTTTACCGAGCTGTATACCGAGGTCGTAATGCCGAGAGAGGCGGCATGCTTCGCGTCGCTCGGATAGTTTGCGCGGTTCGCCTTGACCGCGTCCAATATCCTGTTTTTAATCTCTGTTGTAATCATATTCTAACAGTATTTTAATTTCGTTCTAAACCGCCTGTCTCCCGGCGGCATCGTAACTCTTGTTGTCAAATTCAAACTCTTCGTCTGCATCGTAATAGACCGCCTCCGGCTCCGGTGTCTCCACCATAAGGTCCTCCGCTTCCGGCTCTTCCTTTTTACTGTATTCCATAATTCCCACCCTCGGGATAGCGTTGTCTTCGACATATTTGTTGAATCTGGCTATCTTCTTTCTTTGCTCGGTGAAGATTCTCTCATCCTCCTCCGTCTGTTCGGATCTTGCGGTGCAATAGGTTCCGATGTCAGAAAGCCTGTCGATATATTTGTCACCTTGGTAGATGTAGACGTCGGTTATCTCTCCGGCTTCGTCAGTAAGGTAATATGCATCTACCTTGCAGTTGTTTGGAGCAAGCTTGCCCATGACCTCCGTGCCGCTTATCCACCAGTCCTTCTCGGCAACCCTGCAGTAGGAGTTCCTTCTGATGGAGGTGCTGACCTTCTCGCCTATATAGAGCGCGAGCTTGCTCTTGTTAAGCGGCTTCATGGTAGGGAAAAGCAATACGTCGCGTATATTGGACTGATCGGTAAAGAACATCACCAGTCTGTCTATACCTATGCCCAGTCCGCCCGTCGGGGGCAAGCCGTACATAAGTGCATTGACGTAATCTTCGTCCATCATCTGAGCCTCGTCGTCACCGTTGAGCCTATCCCTTACCTGCGCCATAAATCTTTCGCGCTGGTCTATAGGATCGTTGAGCTCGGAGAAAGCGTTGCCCATCTCTCTTCCCGATATGAAGAACTCGAATCTCTCGGTAAGTCTCTTGTCCTTAGCCTTCTTCTTGGCAAGGGCGTTCTTTACTTTTGCAGGCAGGTTTTTGTTTAACTCTTCCACGCTCGTCCAAGGCGCGTTCAACAGGAATGCGCCGCCTTCCTTCAAATCGCTTACCATATCGTAACGGATGACGTACGAAGGGTTATGGCAGGCGATGAAGTCCGCCGCGTCGATGAGATATTCGCTCTGAATGGGGGTTTTACCGAAACGAAGGTGCGAAACGGTAATGCCGCCCGATTTCTTGGAGTCGTAGAAGAAATACGCCTGTGCGTACATATCGGTGTGGTCGCCGATGATTTTGATGGAGTTCTTGTTCGCGCCGACCGTGCCGTCCGAGCCGAGCCCATAGAATTTACAGGAAGTGGAGCCTGCGGGAGCGGCGT